CCTTATAGGGCACAAGAGAATCCTGTGTTGGCTACACTGAATTTTTAGTGTATCATAAAAAGTGTTAAACTTTAACTCATATATCCCATAGTTTAGCAAGCTATGGGAGTTGACCTCGGACACGAGAGGAGAAAAACATGGCTACTACACATTTTTCAGGCCCAGTAGACTCTACTAATGGATTTATTGGCGACATCAAAGTTCCTACCTATACGGTTGCAAATGCTCCATCTGCGTCAGACGCAGGAGCCGGAACAATCGTTTATGTTTCTAACGGCGCGGCAGGCTCTGCTATTCTTGCGTTCTCAGACGGGACAGACTGGAAGCGTTCAGACACAGGCGCAACAATCTCAGCGGCATAAGGAGGATAACCCATGAGTAGGTTTAAACCTCCTAGCGAAGAAGAATTAGCGCGTCGTGGAATCGGAGTAAAAACCGAGAAGAAACGCGCTAGAAACTCAGATGGTACGCTCAAAGCAGATGATCCCAGTACTCCCGACGTAAATGAAGCGTGGGAAACTGTTAAGAAGGTTGTTAAGCGTCCTCGTAAAAAGAAGGATGATTAACAATGGCAGCGGCGATCATAGCAAAAACAACTACGGCTACAGGTACGTTGCAGGGAGGCCGCACCAGACTAAAGTCTTTTGCGGTTGTCACTGCGGGAACAGGATCTCCGCAAGTTGTTTTTAAAAACGGAAGCAGCGGCGATACGCTACTTGATATGTCTTTTACTGTATCGGACAACATTCAAGTAACTATCCCTGACCATGGTATCATCTTTAATGATGAATGCCATGTCACATTAACTAACTGCATCTCTCTAACAGGATTCTTTGGTTAATCGTAAGGGGTCGTCATGGTTCACGATATACGTTCCATAACTCAGGTAGGAACATCTGAGCCATTTGAGCTACAGGTGGCCCGGGGGCAGATTCCGGGCCATTCTATTAGGAACTTGTTTGGAACAAATCCTTCAATCGGTACAACATTCCGTACACCTTGGGAGAACAGCACGGCATTGCCATTTTTGTCTGCTGAACAAAAGCTAGATATAATAAGCACTAGCGAGGATGACGCGGAAGGACCGCAAGTTTTAATCGTGGGTGTTGACGGCGACTACAACGAAATACGTGAAGTAGTTGCTTTAAATGGAACTGCGGGTGCGCAAACACAACAAAACTTTTTTCGTATAAATGATTTACTTATGGTAGTAGGTAACGCTGTTGGAGACATCACGGCAGAGTTTAACTCTGTAGTTTATGCAAAGATCATTGCAGGTCGCGGTAGAAATCAGGCTGCGGTGTTTACAGTACCTGCGGGTTACTCGTTCTATCTTGGACGTATTGATGCATTTACAGCAACGGCGAACAACGACACTAAGATCATGACATTTAGAAACCAAGTTACGTTTTCTGACGGGCGGGTTTTTGATGTGGCACAAACTAGCTTTGTGACTCGAATGGATATCGCACGAACGCTTCCCTTTAAGGTTTCAGAAAAATCGACCATTGAATTCCAAGCCAAGATGTCCAGTCAAAGTGCTGATATTGGTATTTTTGGTGATGGCCTTTTGATTAAAGAACAAGGGAGCTTGTGATGGCTAAGATCGACAAGTCCAAGATGAAATGTAACAAGCCCAAGCGTCAGAAGTCTGGCGGCAAGAAGTTTGTTGTAAAGGCATGTGACAAGGGTAAAGAAAAGATCGTCAGATTCGGGGACGCTAATATGACCATTAAGAAGTCAAACCCTGAACGCCGTAAGTCTTTCCGTGCGCGGCACGGTTGTGACAAGGGTACCTTGGATAAACTAAAGGCCAAATACTGGTCATGCAAAATGTGGTAGAATTATGGATTATAAAGTCATCACAGGTTTAATTGTTGCAGCAGTCTTTGCTTTCGTAGGATTCCTTGTAAAGGAGTGGACTTCGTGGACTTCTAGTACGTTGATAGACTTGAACTCTAGAACAGCCGTTATGGAGTCTGAGATAAAAAACACTAATCGAATGGTGGTTCAAAACTATGAGATGTTAAAGTTCTTAGTAAGTAAGACGCAGAAAGCGGGATATAATGATCAGTCGTGGACAGATGTCTCTCCAAGTATCAAAGTCTCCACAGAAGGAGAATGAAATGGGAAAACCAGGTCTTTGGGAAAACATCCACAATAAACGCAAGCGTATAGCTGCAGGCAGTGGAGAGCGTATGCGTCAAAAAGGTGAAAAAGGTGCGCCAACAGAAGAAGCGATAAAGCAGTCGCAAGGAAAAGCTAAAGGTGGTATGGTCAAGTATAAAGGTGGCGGTTTAGTCCGTCGTGGTACATTTAAAGGGACGTTTTGAAAATGTGATGTTTACGGCATTTGTTCTTATGTGTGCACAGAATATGTGTTTTGCGGTTGGAGGCCCTTCGTTTCCTTCACAAGAACAATGTGTCTCAGACTTCATGCAAAATGGAGTAATATCGTTACAGATGAAATATCCAGGGTACGAGATTGTAGCGGTAGAATGCCATGAATGGAAAAAGAAAGTTGAGTCATGACAACATCTGGTTCAAGAGATTTTAACCTCGATGTGGCGGAAGTCATAGAGGAAGCCTATGAGCGGTGCGGATTAGAAGTTCGCACAGGGTACGACGCTAAAACAGCGCGGCGTTCTCTTAATTTAATGTTTGCAGACTGGGCAAACCGAGGATTAAATCTTTGGACTGTAAAGCAGGCTACTATCACTTTAACAGAGGGTCAGGCGCAAGAAACGCTAACGGCGGATGTGGTTGATATTTTAGAGGTAGTTTTACGTCGAGATGGAACAGATTATGAGTTGGATAGAATTAGTCGAGGCGAATATCTAACGCTTCCTAATAAGACAACTAAGGGTCGTACTAGTCAGTACTATTTTGATCGTCAAATTACGCCTGTTATGAATTTGTGGGCTGTTCCAGAAAACTCTACGGATCAATTAGTATACTATTACGTTCAAAGGATTCAGGATGCGGATGCTTTGGTTAATACTACTGATATGCCTTTTCGTTTCTACCCTTGTATGGTGGCAGGTTTAGCATATTACATATCTATGAAACGTGCTCCAGAACGTGTGCAGCTTTTAAAATCTGTGTACGAAGAAGAGTTTCAACGTGCGGCGGATGAGGATGAAGGTCGTACTCCACTTAAACTACAGCCCAGTCTTAGCTATTTGAGGGTTTAATGTCTTTTTCTAGTGGGAAAAATGCTTGGGGAATATCGGATCGATCAGGCCGTCGTTACCGTCTTCGTGAAATGAAGAGGGAATGGACAGGTTCGTTGGTTGGCCCTGATGAGTACGAAAGTAAGCACCCACAGTTATTTCCACCTAGAATTAGCCCTGATCCTCAAGCTCTGCAAAACGCAAGACCCGATAGGAAAGAACCTGCAGTAGAAGTTTTACTGCAAAAGAACCCTTTTAGCGTAACATCTGGTTTTGGTTTTGGAACGTTGACTATTAAGGTTTTTGAACCGTCTCATGGTCGAGAGACTGGGGACACGGTTCGATTTAGAAAAGCACAAGGCTTTGGTGTTGTTACGTCTACTCGTTTAAATGACTCGGATGGTCACACCATAACCAAGATAGATGCAGATAATTACTCCTTTACAATTGCGTCGGAAGATCCGTTTGCTAAGTATGATCAACTTCAGTATGGGACTGAAACATTCAAAGCGACGATGATCTCAAAAGACATACCGTTAGGGAATGCGCAAATAGGTGGGGGACAAGGGCCACGGTATCCAAAACAGTACGATCTTTGGTACTCTAACCAGTACTATTCAAGTGGTGAATTAGGGTTGGTATACCCATCAGGTCAATATTCTTCGCAATTTACTTTACCGTTTGAACGATGGTGGACTCCTGACGGAGGCTTTCTTCCTGCTCGTGGGGAAGCAAATACTCTTTTTTCAAGCGATCAATACGGGGGAGATACTGGCGGCGAGACGAATAGCGGTTGGCTTTTTCACGTTTGGTATGCGGATAATTGGACTGATCCTAAAACTCCTGGTTACACTACAACGGCTCCACCGTATAACCCATTTAACCCAGGTTATATTTGGCAGGCAGAAAGTGCTAGTGGGGCTAATGTTTACACCAACAGCAAATATGCAGATGTAGTGACGTATATTGAAGGAACAATGCTTCCGTTTATGGTAAATAACTTAGATATTTACGGGGAGTATTTTACAACAACAACCCTAAAGGGTGGAGGCACAGTTGCTTCTGCCGGACCAGTAACGGTGGAGGCATAGATGGCTCTAACATATTTACAGCTAAAAACAGCGATACAAGATTACACTGAAAACAACGAAGTTACGTTTGTAAACAATATACCCTTGTTTATCCGTCAGGCTGAAGAACGTATTTTAAAAAACGTACAGCTAAACTTGTTTAGAAAAAATGCTACGGCTTCAATGACCGCGAACAATCAATACTTACGCATTCCAGACGATTTTCTGGCACCTTTTTCTTTAAGTTGGTCAAATACAGACAATGAGATTTTTTACGTTGACTATAAAGATGTGAGTTTTTTGCGTGATTATCAAAACGACACTGACGACGCAGGACAGCCAAGGTATTATGCTCAGTTTGATAATATAAACTTTATTTTATCTCCTAAACCTGACTCAGCGTATACTGTTCAGCTTAGTTATTTTTATCGACCTCAAAGTATAACTGCGGGAGCCGATAGCGCGACCACTTGGCTTAGTGAAAACGCAGAAATGTCGTTGCTGTATGGTTCTTTAGTTGAAGCGGCAACTTTTATGAAATCAGAACCTGATGTTATCCAACAGTATACAGCAAGATTCCAAGATTCTATGCTTGGTTTGAAAATGCTAGGTGAGGCAAAACAAACCACAGATGAGTATAGAATGGGTAAAGTAGTGAGACAGAAACAATGAACGCATTAAATTTTAAGGTTATCACAACAGATAATCGAGGCTTAACGCCCGAGGAGTTAGCAGAGCAATGTGCGGATAAGATATTACATGTTTCAGACACGGCTCCTCAAGAAATACGAGATCAGGCAGTTGCCTTTAGACAAAAGCTGCTGATTTTGCTAATAGAGTACATGAAAAGATCAGTTCGCAATGATCGTGTAACTGTGTATAATGCGATACAAGAAGCAGGTCACCCCGAGCTTGCTGAACATATAAGGAGACTTTAAATGACACTAGCGTTAACTACAGCGATGTGTAACACGTTCAAAAAAGAGCTTTTGTTCGGTGTGCACGATTTTGCTGCGTCCGGCGACACTTTTAAAATAGGTTTGTTTGGACAAGAATCATCTACTACGGGCACAAACACTTTTGATGCTACCACAACAAATTATGCCGATGTAACTAGTGTTTCGGGTGCAGAGTTACCTACAGGTAGCGGTTACACTCAAGACGCACAAACACTCACAAACATTGATCCGTCTTTAAGTGGCACAACTGCTATTACAGACTTTAACGACGCTGAGTGGACA